ATCTGGAAAACCACCCGAACTATTTGAAGATGGAACAGATGTGTTGGCTGTAACTCTTCCTGGAGTTAGAACAACTTCAGATCCTGGAATAATAGTTGACGAACTTGGAAGACCACTTATGACAGGTCTAATTTGAACAGTAACTGGACTTTTTATTCCTGTTGATGTATCTTTATTTTCAAAGAATAGAGTTACATTATCTAAAAATAAACCATTAGGATATTGATCTTTATCGATAAAAAATGTTTGTGCTAAAGGATTTAACCATTTTGTTGATTTACTCAATCTACCATCTGTAGTAACTCTCGTAACTCTTTCTTCTGTTAAATCTTCTCTTCTCGCAATTATGGGTCTTGTAGATATTATTCCGTTTTCATTTTTTGTATCTAAAGCACCCTTAGAATGAAAAATTGCTTCTGCTACTGAAGTTGATGTTTTAGATATATTATTGGGATCATCAGTTAATCGAAGTAAATTTTCAGTTCCAGAATATAAACCAGCATCAATATCAAATACACCTCCAGTTACACCATCTGATAAAACAGACAGAGAACTATCTGTTTTATTGAAATTAGTAATAGATGTTATTGTACCATTTGCTTTAGACGTTAAACCTCTAACCACAGAACCCTGTGTAAATGCAGAAGTGGTTGATAAATTTGTTACTAATATAGAACAACCATTTTGAGCATTTCTATCATTCATATAAATTACGGTTGCAGTATTACCTGCATTTGAACCACTTCCTACTATCTCGATGGTTTCAAAATTTCCAGATGTTGTTTGAAAAACATTTGAACTACTCACATTAGAAAGAACGATTCGACTAGCCTGTGTAATTTTTGTCGAAACTGGAACATCATTAAAAAATGCATAAACATTTTTGCTAGGTTTTAAACCTTTTGCTATAAATTTTATTGTCTGTTGTCTAACCTTAGGAACAATGCTAATATTGACCAACTTATTTCCAAAAACTTTAATTATTTTTTCTGGTACGTTACCTGATTTTATTCCTGACAAAGTTTTTTGTTGATTAGTGGTCTTTGCTCTTCTTATATTTGATGATACATCACCTAAATCTCTGATTCCCTCTCTCACATCATTATTTACTTGAATACCTGACCAAATTTCTTCCCAATCATTATAATGTGATCCATGAGCATTATTTGTAACCACATTAGGCCAATTATCATACTGACCTTCAATATTGACTTTAACATCAACTCTATTCGTTTGATCATACCAATTGTCAGATTTTGGATCTAATGACAATTGACCCATATAATTTTTAATAGAAAAAGGATTTATTTTAATTGTGTTCTTTACGTTTTTACCCGATAAACTTCCAGTCAAAGGACTTGAAATAAATGTATTTGATGCAAAAGGTAAAGTAATTATTCCAGAATTGTTAACAAGAGTAGAATTGTCACTATCAAAATCAAAATTAAAATTATCTGAACTAAAAGAAGGTCTTAATTCTTTTTTATCAAAATCGATAGAAACAACATAGTCATCATTTGTTACATCCCCAATATTATGACCTGCAAATGGATCTACTAAAATACCATTCTTAAATCTATCATTTTGATTTGTATCGGTGACAACTAATCCATCTGCTTCTTTCTCTAATAAACTTAAAGATGTATAATACTCTAATGTTTCGATTCTTCTTTCCAGTTTACCAATGTCCCTCATTGTGTATCTGCGATTATCAATATATCTAAGATTAATATCAGAAGGATTAAACGTATATGCTGGTATTTCCATTGTATAAAGAGTCATAGAATCTTCATCATCAGGAGGCAATAAAGGATTAATATCGGCAACCCCCTCTAATACTCTAAACTTTCTATCTCTTCCTAATACAAGTTTATCTTTTCTAGGCAGGTAATGACTATAATCAGTTTCGTAAACATAATCATAATTAGGCAATGCTTTTGCAGAAAAAACATTAGATGTTGATGTTATATCATTAGTATAAGAATCTGTTCCATTTAATGTATTTGCAGTTTCATATCCTATTCGTTTTGGTCTAAAATCTATAACATCTCTAAGATCGTGTCTAACACCTGTTGTGGGACTTATAAATGTTGGTATTTCTGTGTATGATGTATTTCCCGAGTCACTATGAATATAAGAGTCTACAGTAAAGGGACCATAACCGGTGTGTGTATAATGATCAACAATTGCTATAACTTGACCTGTAGGTTTATCTTGTCCTGGTTTTAGTGTAATAGTAGCATAATCATAAAAATTGTCACGTTGTCCCGTATCAAATGAAAATCTACTTGTGATATCATATTGACTAGATGTTCCACCTTGAGCAGATATTACAGCCGCTTCAACCATCGTATTTGATACATTTGAAGACAATGCTCCTGAATCAACGATTGCAACTAATTTTTTAACATCCGATAATTTCAAACTCGTTGGTTCACCAGGAGTTAAGTTGATGCTACCTGTCAGACTAATTTGACCCGCATTTGCTTGTGTAAGATTAGCAGATGGATTTGAAGCATCAGATTGAATTACTGCAATTGTTGTATTTCCGCTTACTAATGTTTTTTTACCTAATGTTGTTCCCAATGTTCCTGTATGAACATTCATTGTTGCATAAACCACAACATTAGAAGACTGATAAGCATAATTCGCATTTTTAATCGTATTAGAAATTATACCAGTATCAACTGTTGTACCAACATCAATATCTAATGTTTGACCCGAATTAGAAACTGTTATACTTCTACCAGTAGATGCTCCAGACGCCTTTCCTAATCCAGATCCAGATGTGTTTGAAAATTCTAAAACATGTCCATTATTAGCAGTTGAAATTGTGCCAGGATTTTTTGAAATTACAACAATGTAATTTTGATCTGCAAATAAAGGAGTCATTGCAGATCCATCACTTGCATCAGACATAAAAGATTCACCTGATGGTGCTGATATAGAAACAGTATTAGATGATGTTAGAACACCCCTAAACATTCTTTTTGTCTTATATTTTAAGTTAGAAGTTTGAGATATAGCATTACTGTTTAATGGAAAAATTAAACTTCTTTGTTCATCACTATTGTCAAATAATATTGTATCATTCGTTTCGTTTTCTCCAAGTTTTCCTGATACATCGATATTCATACCAGTGTAAATATATGTACTATCTGTAAGAACTAATGACTGTATATCTTTCACACCAAAATCTATAGAATATGTTGTATAATTTGATCTTGTTTCTTGAGAAAGAGGTGAATCTAATTCGGCAGTATATGCAGTTGCTGGTGCATTTGACATACTCGTTTGACTTCCCGTCCAACCAACAATTTTTCGTGTGTCTGATGTAGTAACTCCGAGAAAAGATGTATTAACTGTAACAGTACAACCGAAAAGACAGTTAACTGTGGGACAATGACCAGCACCAGAAATTTTCAATTGAATTCTGGAGGTATTTGCATCACTGGCGCTTGCACTTCCAGTTATCTTATCAAATCTCATATCATACACATGAGCATCATAAATTGTCGGAAATATCCTATGCATTGTTCTAGAACTTGCATCGGTAGCATAGATAGAATCTATTGAATCATTTCTAGAAGTATGATAATCTAACTGTCTCACTCTAGCGGTACCAATTTTTGTATTGGCTATATCATCAGATGATCCAAAATCAATTCCAACAAATCTATGTTGAACCGCAGTTGTTGGAGGTGTATCACCAGAAATCAAATTAGCAGTGCCATCTGTTCTTGTTGTTGATGGCCATTTAACCATATGCAAATCAACCAATTGCATACCAGAACCTTGTGCTTGACCATTTGCAGTATTAGCACCAATATCAATATGAATATTGGCTGTTGCCGATGTATCTGGTTGAATGCTAGAAAAAAAATCTGTAACTCTTAAAAAAGGTCCAAACTCAACACCTTGTTTTTCAGATGTAACACTTCTAGTATCTCTTCCTTTATTTACATCAATGAAAGAAGTGGATACTGATTCATATTCATATCCCTTAACATATGCTTTTCCTGGTCCTAAAGCGGCAGTAACTTTTGAATCGATTCCAATTTTCTGATTAGTGCTTCCATCACCTAAAGAGGTACCTGTTGATAGTGTGATTAATGTAGTGTTTGAAATAGAATCTACTGTGGCCGTTTTAGAAGTATTACCCGAGAAAAAAATAACATCACCGACATTTACATCTGCAATAAAATTTGAACCATTTGCAGTTACAGTGGTATCTGTATTTCCTACAGTACGATCACCAGCGATACCTTGAATTTTGTGATTAACCATATCCAATGAAAATGGTCTAACCGTAAAATCACCTGACTGATCGAAAGTTCTTCTCGCAAGAGTTTTTTCTAATGTTCCTAAATTAGAATAATTTGCTTCTTCTGTTTTTTCACCGTTTTCGACTCTTAAAAGTTCAATAAAGTTTTCAGTAGAACTTTGTTCAATTGGATCTAAAACACCTCTGATATATGAAAAAGAACCAGTTGCAGGTGTTGCAGGTTTTCCTTGAATATTATATGAAAAAGTAGTTGTTGAACCTACTGAAGATACTGTATGTTTTCCATTATATTCAGTTTCATTTGCACCATTAACAACAATCACATCTCCAACTCTTAAATTGTGATCAGTTGCAGTAGTGATATTAACCGTTCCTGATTTATTATCTTTTGTATTAACACTAAAGGTTAATCCAGAGGTTACAATAGATTCACCTGATCTATAAAAATCTTTTTTTACAAGATTTAAAGAAACTTTATATCTGTTTGCACCTGGAGCAGTGTAATTAGGTGATCCTATAGCATTATCTAATAATGAAGCATCATCAACACTCGTTGATATGGTTTCAGAAATTTCTAATCCTATTCTAAATGTAGGATTATTTAAATATTTTTCTAAAATAATTGTTTGATTAGATACTTTACAGAAAAATCCGCCTATGTAAAAAATTCCTTCTTCAACACTAACAACTGATCCTGGTCCCGATGCAACTGATGTTACTAATGTTGTTGTATTTAAAAGTCCTTCGTTAGCACCCGCAACATTAGCGAAATATGTAACACCTGAATCAACTGTATTAATAATCTCATCATCAACGAAAGTAACATCATTAACATAATTTATCATTATTGTGTTTAGAGTTAAATTCGTAAATTGTTCAGAAGCAACAACTTCAGCCCTTGCTCCAGACGTTTGACCCTCAATTATTCTTCCTACAAAATTAGAAGTTGTGACTAAATTATCTGAATAATTTGTTTTTAATTTTAAAGAATTTACAGTTGTATTTAATGAAATATTAGCACCAATAACTTTGCTTCCGTCTTTGTATAAAGTATCACCTAAATGCTCTAATTGATTTTGTAAAATAGATTGGAGTTGTGTTAACTCTCTAGCCTGTACCGAATAACCTGGTCTAAATAAGACTTTGAAAAAATCATTCGATGCATCAAAATCATCATAATAAGGCGATATATTAAAATTTTGTGTTAATTTAGGCATTAGTTAAAACTCCAGAACTATTTTAAAATCTTCTACTTGATCATCTAATCTTTGAATTTTTGTTCTATTTTCTACATATAAAATATCGCCGCTATAGGGTTTCATATCTGAACGATTGATCCCGTTTGACGATATTATGGCAGTAGCACCAGATTCTGCACCTCTAACGGTTATTGATTCTTGAAAATCACCAAAAACTTCGTTTAATCTTAATGTATTATTATTTAGAAAATCTATTAAAACACCATTTGCGGTACTATTAATTAATGAATCACCTTGATAAATTTTTTCACCCTGAAACAATGATTCATCTGATCTAAATTGTCCAGTAACTCCTGACACACTTAACTTTACGGACTGATCAGCAAGTGACGATGTAAAAAATGCTGTATTAGTAGGGTCGTTGATTAAAGGATCCCTCAATAATCCTACTTGTCTAAAATCATTAGCGGTTGTTATATATCCTGATTCATTTCCAGATAATCTTGCACTTATCATAACTCTATTACCGCCTAATTCTTCAATTGCATTTTTACCATGACCCCCATTTGGACCTATAATTATTTCCCCATTTGCACCAGAACCGTGTGAAGAATTAGCAGAAACATCTATAGTTGCTATTGAATAATCGGAACCTTTTTGTGTTACTAAAATATCAGTCATTCCATGTGAAGAATTACCTTTAGTTCTTGCTTTGAAATTTCGACCATCACCGAATAGAGTTATTGTGGGTGCAATTTCATAACCCGAAGATGTTCCTGGTTCAATGGTAAATGCAGTTTCTACGGTTACTCTTCTTAATGCGGCATCATATCCTGTTATTTTTGATTGTTCCCCTTGACCCGCATTATTAGTTATAAAAATCGTAGAACCCACATATAAATCGTCAACAGTATTATTAGCAGATGTTGCTAATTGAATAACAGTGGTATTTGTAACATTTGTTAATATACCTTCATCAAATTTATATGTCGATACTGGTGTTTGAGAAATTGTTGCTCTAGCATTTGACGAAACACCTATAACTACTTCACCATTAGTGAATTTAGAATTACCGGACGAAATATCATAAGTAAAAACATTAGAACCTGATGAAAAACTAATTAAATTACCATAACTATTTGATGTTAATCCTCTTAATTGTTCACCAGATATAAAGTCTTGAGAATCTCCGTTTTCGTTTGTTGGATTAGATGTCAATTCAACTCTAAAGTGTCCATTGGAAGTTCTATTAATTATATCAATACTTCCATCTACAGCAAATTCTTCAACAGAACTTTGTAATGAAGTTGATGTTGCTAATCCAATTGTTTGAACAGGTATATAATCAGAGGTTACAAATTTTAATGTATCTTGAGGAGAAACTTGATACATAAATTTCCATTTATAACCGTCTCCCAATTCTATAACATTCGTACCTGTACCAGTTGGTTTAATTGATGATACACCATTAGATAAATTATTCTGTAAACATTTATAAACATTAAAATCATCTGTCATGACATAAAAATTATTTGAATATAATTCACCATTTTTATGTGTATATGCGGTATAAGATGATTGTGATTCCCAATTAATTCTAGGCACAACATGTTTTACATCAGCAGGAGTAATTTTCTTACCTGCTATCATTTTATTCCAATAATTGTAATTGGTATTTGCTACTGCATCAGTTGGGTTGGGTGGATTACTTTCATCTTCCCATGGTTTTACACTACCTATAAAAAGATATAGATTTGTAGCACTTGTTTCACTTAATGCTTCTACAAATTGCTCTGCATTGTGAATTTTGAATTTCGTTGTTACTAAAGTAGGCATACTTTTATTTATATAAAAATTTAAACAGTTAATTTTTTAGGAATTTGTAATTTAAATTCTGATAGTAATTCCATTTTGAAAGATCCTTCATTAGAAGTTGTTCCGATATATCCTGCATTTGATGTACCAATACCGTCTTCCAAAAGTAAAGTACCGGTCTCAGTTCCAAGAAAATCTAAATCAAGTTTATTATTAGATCCATCGTATGGAATATTCAAATTTAAAGTAGTATCAGATCTCTCCAAATCTAAATTTCTTGTTGTTAGCAAAGTAAATGTTTGATTGGAAGATCCATTTCCTAATGCAACATTTGTTGTCAAAAACTCAACATCGGGAGAATCTTCTTTTATTAATGATCCATTTTCGCCATTTCCATCATCATTAAAAATCAAAACATCATTTTGATAATCAAGATCATTTACTTCCATTAAAATTTTAGTAGTACAAGATATAGAAACAACTTGAGCAACTAATTCTGAAGATGATAATTTAATTTTATCTCCAATTTTAACATCTTCTTGATAGAAAGAATTAACACCAAAAATGTTAAAATTACCATCGTTAATACCATTAGCACTAGTCGTACCCCTCAATGTTGGCTCGTTTAATATTGTTTGTTTTATTGTCTTATTATCATAGACGGACGTATTTGCTATTCTTTCATCCAACAATAAAGAACCTTCAGTAGAAGTTGTTCCGGTATAACTACCATGACCTTTAGGTATCCCATCTTCTAATAATACTACTCCCAAATCTTCAATATCTTGATTACCGCCTAATTTAAAGAAATATGATAGATCGGAACTAATTGTTGAATTTGCTATTAAACAAGAAGAATTTATAACGCTTAAAACTTTTGTTTTTTCTTTAGTTGAAAGAATTTCCAATTCATCATTTATTCTTAAATCATTTTCAAAATTAGTAGACGTACCAAATATTACATTTGATTCAACTGAACTAAACTTTGCTGTTATTGAGTTTACAGTTGAATTAGCATTTGATGTTGTTTCAAAAATACCATTGCATGAATGTAAAATCAATACATTATTATTAGAATCGTCAAGTTCATGATTCAAAACAATTCCAGAAATAATATTATCATTATTAGAACTAATTTGAGTAACAACAGAGTTTGGTGTAAAATTTGCAGTTAAATTTGAAAACATACATCTAGAAATAACATTTCCAGAATCTGTAGAAATATTTCCATTTAAATTATTTTCTAATAAAAATTCACCATAACTTACTGTAAATCCTTGTTCATCATCTATCAATATTTTTTCATCTTCAGGAAAGTCTAATGTAAAATCAGTTCCGATTCCAGTAACTAAATCAGAACCACCTTTTATTGATATAGTTCCTGAAACTAAATTTTCTTTTTTGAAAGATATACCATGAGTTTCCTCAAATGTTTTTTCGGCTAAAAGATTACCATTGTCCGATTCACGTTTTATTCGAGATCCATCTTCTAAAACAATTAAATGATCAAAATCCATTGCAATTTCTTGTGCGGGTGGAGCAAACTCTCCAAACATTTTTGTTCCTGCTGGATGCAATAATTTTTTTATCACCTCTTCATAATCAGACAATTGTTTATTTGATATTAACGAATAAGAATAATCTTGATAATAATTACCATCAAATATTTTTTTATTTGAACTTAAAAAACCATTTTGATCTAAATATTTTCCTCTACTATCCCCAATGGTTCCAATATTAGCGGTCAACACCACATTATTACCACCAAATATTCCCGAAATAGAAACAGTTGGGGCTGTTACAAATCCTACTCCTACATCTGTAATTTCAATTTCTTTTATAGATCCAGTCCCTGCTTCTGATATTCCAAGAAGTGAATTTTCTCCCAATTTACCACCTGGAGAAAACACAACCCCTGTATTTACAACAGAACTTGCATTAGAAACTAAACCAGTTATTCTTTCATTTCGATCAAAATCTATAGAAGATATTAAATACCTATCAGGACTAGAACCACCTAAATGACCAAAGGGTAATGTAAATTTGACTGAAACATTTTCATTGTAAACAAAAGAATCAGTTGTATTTGTTGCTGGAGATGTCAGACCCTGTGGGGTTAATGTTATTGATGCATCAATTTCATCAGTTGGAGTTCCGGAAACTGTAAACGTAAATTGTGTATTTGATATTTTTGTAATTGTAAATGTATCATTATACTCTGAAGCGGTTGCACCAGATAAAGTTACAGAAGTACCTGTTACTAAACCATTATTATTTGAAGTTGTTGCAGTTGCGGTAGATCCGATTCTAGTAATCCTTGAAACTGTTCTTAAAATCGAATATGTAAATAAATTAGGATCATTAACATCTACAGTTATAACATGTTCTCCATTATATCCAGCATCATCTGCACCAGTTATTATAATTTTTTGATCATTATCTAAACCATGATTCCCATAAGAGGTTACCGTTACAGTTGATCCGCTAAGTGTTGCTTGATCTATGGGAAAATTTAAAACTTGAAAATCACCTGTAACACTAACTTTTTCGGCTGACGAATCTAAAAAATCTATACCTGCATTGTCTCCAGAATCTAATGCTAAAGTAGCATTTATTCCTCTTCTATAAACAATGGTATTAACCGTTAAATCACCACCATCTACAAATTTTATATCGTAAACTGCTGGAAGTGTGGAGTTAATATTAGTATTATTATTTACTAATAAATCATTTCTACCAGAACCAATTAAATATTCAAAAGGTTTGAAATCATCTATAATTCCACGAGTATAATTAGTTGTTTTAATTCTCATTCTAGTAGGATCTGAAAAACTTTCAGTATTTGATACTAAACCATAAAAAGTACCAACTTTATTTCCATTGTTAGATGTTAATCTTTCTCCATGTCTGAATGTACCAGAAACTGCATTTGATGATGCTAAACCATCTGGATCAGGATTTAAATTCATAATTCTTACAGAATCTTCTACAAAAACATTAGAATCAGGTTCAATTGCAGTGATAGTTGGAAAACTGCTATATCCTTGTCCAATTGCGGGAACTTGAACTCTTGATATTGTTCCAGAATCAAATTTACTAAAACCTAGTGTTGATATTAATGTATTATAAACTCCATTTATAGTACATCCAGATAAACCAAAAGCACCATCATTTAAATTTATTGTGGAATATTCACCTATAATATCTTCATTTACAGAAAAAGTAAATGTTTCCGCTACATCTTGTATTTTTCCAGCCAAACCAGAACCGCCAGTACCAAAATTATTAACTGTTAAATCTTTATCTTTAATGTAACCATCACCACCATCAAAAACAAAAATTGATGTCAACGCTCCCGCACCAACTTCTTTTACTTTTGCGGATGCTTCCGTTCCACCCCCACCAGAAATTGTTATAGGATCACCAACTTTATATTCTGTACCGGCACCCACTATGTTAACATTGGTTAAAATTCCTTGTGCTATTCCTGTTCCAGATACGCCATCTATTTCATTTGATGTTACAATTTCTCCTACGACAAAATTTCCAGTAATATTTGTTAAAAATAATTCTGTTATTTGTAAAATACCAGCGGCAAATGTTTCTACTCTATCCACAATTGCAGTGGCACTACTAGATTTTCCAGTTATAGTCCTACTTTCAAACTTATCAATTGAATCACTTGTAGTAATTCTTAAACTTTTTTCTCTAGACCAATTTCCAGAAGAAGGTTTTAATAAATCTTCTTTGGGTGTATAATAAATTAAATCTTGAATGTCGTATAAACTTTTGAATAAAAAATCGTATGATGCACTTGTGCCTTTTGCTCTATAGACATCAACGATATGTTTAATTATTAGTCTCTTGTCAGAAGTTAACTCAGTGGGTATGTTATTTAAAAATTCTGTTTTAAAATAATCTAAAAAATTGGTTGTGGTTGAATTAATATCTCTATTGCTCAATAAACTTCTAGAAGCAAATAAAGGATTTTTTATGTACGATAAAACTTTTGCTTCTGTTCTATTATTTGATCCTATAATAATTTCATCTTTTAAAAAATCTTTTTTACCTACATTTTTTATATAAATTTTGGTTGATTCGATTGTTGTAATTCTATCAACTAAACCAGTTGCACCGGAAGTTTGACCTATAACTTTTTCATTTTTTTCAAAAGCACTTGATGATGTTCTAGTATTTTCTAAAATTAAATTATTTGAATCCTCTATTAAAAACGATGATGATGTTTCTAGTGATAAATTAAATTCATTTTGTTTGATTTCACCTATTGTTAATTCATTAGATTCCATCCATTTGTAATAAATTTTAAGAAATTCTGCAAATTGAGGACCCTCATCTTCAACAAAAGAAGGAAGTTGTGTATCAATTAAAGAAGATATTCTATTCTGTAAAATTGTATTATCAGTATCTTTTAGATATTCAAACATTTAATTAATATCCGGTTGTACTTACGCTTGAGGTTGTTGTGGTTGAAGTTGTTGTAGTAGTTGTAGTTGATGTTGAACGATTTCTAGCATCTCCTGATATTGTTGCAGATATATCAATCATATTGATATATAAATCACGTTTTTCAACTATTAATAATTGTTGTTTATCAGTTTTAATATCGGAAAATCTTGGAGTCACTGAAATTAACATTTCATTACCTTGAAATGTTATGGGATTAAAAGAATTTAACTCAACTTTCCCTGTTTTATAATTAACGGTTCCTGCATTAGCATTTACTATCACTCTAACATTACCATTCATTCTAGTAATTCTCATAACACCATTAAAATCTTCTAAAAAACAATTTTCTCTGATAATATCAGCAGAATCTTTAATGCTAAAATTAGTAGATGTTACTGTGGCAGGATGATCATTGTGTGGATGACTTATTTCATTATAAAAATTAAAAGTGTAATCTAAATTTGTAGACAATGTTGGTATGAATCTTTTCTTTATTTTTAAATCAACTTCATTACCTACAATAGAAGTATCAGTATCATCTATTTCTCTTTGAAATGCTGATATTCTAAATTGTTGATCGAACTCTTCTATTTTATTGGTAGAAAATTTAATTATATTTTGTTCTATTTTAGTTTTTAAAGACTCTGCCGTTTGAGTAGAAGTTCTTGAATCATAATTTACAGTAATTGAAGGACAAATATGTAAATAAGTTAAATCCACAAACTCTGGTGTTATTGATGCTACGTTATATTTTTTTAATATAGTGTCTCTGATTTGATTTTTAACCGCAGATGTTATATTCAAACCTTGTTTGGGTTTTATAGAGCAAAAAACTTTACCATATTGTGGAGGATCAGCATCTTCTCCCCCATAAACAATTACTGATTCTGCTAATGGATAATCTCTTAATATTATTCTTTTGTAGTCATCTTTAGTTACCGCTCTATTCTGTGTATCAAAATTTCGAGGAGCATTAAATCTTATCGAGTTAATAGTCTCTTCATCAGAACCACCTTTAGCAGATTCATTTGTTGTTAATGTTACAGATGAATATCCGCCGGCAGTTGTTGCAACGGAGAAAATTTCAGCACCATTACCCAAAACACCTGAACAAGCATTATAATCAATAATGACTAAATTTCCAGTTTTTACTTTATTACCTAATACACCATCGCCAAAAATTATTTCTGTTCTAAAGTCCGTGGTTTCTTCTAAAAAATATACATTAGAAGAAGAATTGACAGTCAGTAAATCGGATGCAAGAGAATATACTGATTGATTTGTATTGAATTGAGATTCTTGTATTTTTACTGTTATGGTACTATGATCAACTCCTCTATTTGGTATAACAAATCTTTGAGTATCATCACTTTCATCAACTGTATATCTAAATGTTAAAGGCTCTCCTTCAATCAAAGTTACATTATTTAAACTGACTGTTTGATTATTGTTGGCTTCAACTGAATATGCTTTATCTGTTACAAACACATAATTCACACCGTTAATATTAGAATTAAATTTTGTATTTTTTGCTATTGTCACATTTGATGGAGAATCATTAGGAGTAACTGAAATATTTACATTTGCTCTTGAACCAACTCTCGATTGTGGCAAATAACCCAATTGTTTTGATATTGATATTAATGAACTTCTATTTACAGCAGTATCTAAAAACATCTCATTTGCAATCATATTGAGATAAAAAGAATTATAATGCGTATTATATGCTAAAACATCCAAAAGCATACTTATGACAGAACCTTCTACATTATAATCCTTGAATTCATCCTGTACTTTTAAAAATTCTTTAAAATTATTTTTTATTTCATTGAAGTCTAATTCTGATACTCTTAGTTTTACTGGTTCTGACATTATCTGCCTTTTTAGTTTCTAATAACTTTTAAAAATGTATTTAATTGAACTGGTTCGTTTTCATTTACTACATTAAAAACAATTGTAACATCATAACCACTCTCTTTTGCTGACACCGTGACGTTTAAAAGTTCTGCACGAGGTTCAAAATTTTCAATAACTTCTCTAATATAACTCTCTATATTTCTTTCAGTGATAAAATCAACAGGATCAAATAAAGCAGTTTTTATACTACTTCCTACACCTGGTTTCATCAATCGTTCACCAAAATCGGTTAACATCAATAATTTTATAGATTGTTTTACTGCTTGTGCCCCAGTCCTAATGAATAAATTTCCATTATTCGGATTTTTTAAAAAAGTTATATCCAAATCACGAAATTCTTTTGCTTTTGCTTTTACTTCTGCAATCTTTTTTCTTGCTTCATCATCATCAGGATTTAAATATTTTAAATCATATGATAAAACATCGTTTTGTAAAGTATCTGTGGCCATGTTAATATTTATGTTTTATTTTGCCATTCTTTTATTTATGAAAGTGTGCCAGTTCCTGTACCAGTAACAGTAGCAGGTGCAGTAATTGGACCGGGAGATGGTGCAGTTGTACTAGCATTAACACCTCCTGATGCAGTTCCGGTAACATTTGTAGAAACTGTTGCTTGTGTTAAATAATTAAAAATTGCTTGTGCTAATCCATTACATAATGTTGATTGAGAAGATGGTGTTGAATCATTTTGTGATGCTTTATAAGCATTTTCTATATCTTTTGCTAATGTTTCTTTATTTAAAGCCATTAACTCAATCCTGTTCCTGGTGCCCCTGTTCCAGTTCCTGTTACAGTTGCTCCTGATACGGGACCAGAAGGAGTACATACTCCACCAACTGCGGCTCCTGTAACTTGCGTTGTTACTGTAGCAGATTTAACAAATGCATCTATTGCGGTTGCCATGTCTTGTGCCATTTTTGCTTGAGCCCCTTGAGATTGATCCGTTTGAGCCGCTTTCATGGCCGCTTCAAGTTGACTCGCTAATGTTGCTGGTACTAATGCCATAATTCTCCTTATGATGCGGTTGTAAAAGATCCAAATTCTTGTGCAGTAGATATGGCATGTCCGCCATCATTTGATCCCCCAGAATTTGCTTTGACATAATATCGTGTTCCTGCAGTCAATGCAGATGATGGTGTTGCTATAATTTGATTTCCAAATCTACCAGATTTTGTTAAAGTAACCGCTACTACTGAACCAAAACCAGAATCATTATCAATCAATATTTCAGCACCAGATGCAAATTGTGAAACATCTACTGCCTCGCTAAAATGAAAAATTATTGGACTATTGACTGATGCAGAACTGGTTTTGCTATTATTATTTTCGGTGCCCAAAATTACTTCCGTACCGTCTGTGGTAAATACAGATGCGTTTATACCTTTAAAATCAGGAGATATTCCTGTTCCTATTCTTGCACTTGAAGACGTATATTCAGAGGCGGTGTTTTTTGAGCCTTTCGTTTTTGCTCCTCTTGTAACTTTAACATAGTAATAATCATGTTGTGATAGTCTTAAACTTGTATTAGCAAGTATTGCAGGCTTAAACTCAAACTTTGTTCCGTTTTCAGATATTGTAGGACTTGTCAAAAGAGGTACACAATTCGTAAAGTTACTATCTTTGGACAATATAACAGTATCGGATGAATTTACTTGAGTATCAGTTGAATTTACAACAATAGTATCAGTATTCATCGTTTGACTAAATTTGATTATAACATTTGAGTCATGATCAATACCTGTTCTACCTGAAGATAATTCTAATAATGTATCAGAAGTATTTCTCATAAATGATGTCACACTCAAGGCAGTCGATTGAGTTGAAAATCCCGAATTAGAAATTCCAGATGCAGTTGTTTGAACGTATGTGTTATTTTTCAAACCAACAATTCTTTGACTATTTCCAAATTTTGTAGATGATAATTCATAGATATCTAATCTATCATTACCTTCACTATGTTGAGTGACAAATCCCTCTGCCGCTTTTGTGATTTCTGATCTATCTATGAAAAAAGTATTAGTAGTATCATCTATAGTGCATTGCTCTCCAGGCGTAAAACTTTTTACGCTATCATCATCAGATTTAATAGGTGTATATGTTATTGATGTCACATAACCACCACTTTCAGTAAAAGAAAAAATATGACCTTTGGCGCTTGATAAATCTCCAGTAAATTTTGTACCAGAAGTAAAACCAGACGATACTAACGATGAAGATAAACTACCAGTTTGAATAGTCATTGTTCTAGTTCCAATGACCCTTTCATTTTCGTCAAACACTGCGGGAGCAGGTTCTTCACTAGAATAAGATGCATTAATAATTGAAACTACATTGTCAGTGGCAAATTTATTTTGATTAGGTGAATCATCACTTGCAAAACTTGTGATCTTAATATCGTACTCTACATTTGCTGAAAGATTACCTGCAGGTGTTAATGTAAAAGTATCATTTTCATCAACAGTTTTTGATGCAACAATTGAAGTCATTTGTACAACTGTTGTAAAATCATCACACGAAACTTGAATAGATCCTTTAGGTGTTTGATCATCTGTATTAACAGTAACGGTGCTGATATCCATGCTTTCGTTAAATTGTACAACTATAGGAGTCGATGATATATCTACAGAAACATCATCCAAGTCTGTTGCATTAGAAATTTCAGAATAAGTATCTGAATAAATTATTTTTGTACCAGCACCACTCCCCATGTGTATTTTTTTCAATAATGGTGGTTCAGTGTCTTCAAAAACAATTTCCTCATTTGTTAATGGATTAAAACTTCTATACCCCGTTGTCAAGGGTTCTTGTGTTTCATATTGATAAGTGGGTGGAGTATTACCCAAATCTTTTACATCATTTTTAACTCTTAATTTATACGAATTATTATTTTTTAAAATAGATGGAACCAATCTAAAAGATGAGTTTCCACTTAATGGTGTTATTGATACGCAATTAACTAAATTTGTAAAATTATCATACGATAATTGTATTGTACTCGATGCTTTATTTTCATCACCTGTAAATACGGCAGATGTTCCGTTTGCTGAAATGATATGTGTGTTATTTGCAACCGTGATTGTACTAGTATTCATCGATTGACTAAAATTAATGAAGAATGGAGTATATATCAATTCATAAACACCTGAGCCTGAACTTGTTTCTTTTTTTATTATTTCACTACCTGATACTTCTCTAGGTAAACTATTAGGAACAGTAGTAATGTTAAATGAAAAAGTAAATTCATCTATTTTTTTAGAAACGGTAAATGTATTATTATAGGTATCATGATCACTATTGGAAATTTTTATAGAATCACCTGCTGATAAATTATGTGCATTATTACACAAAACGGTGACAACTTTTTCCAATCTACTTATATTTAAAATTTTAACAGTTGATGTCAGAGGATCTCCACTATTTGGAGAAAAAGATTCTACATTTGGGGCACTTGTATTAAATGGATTCGTGTTATGTGTAGGATTAGTATTCGCTTTCGAAAAAAATCTGATATTTTCATGAATTTCAGTAGTGGAATTATAAACATTAATATCAAATATATTATTATTAGAAAAAACATCCGATTTTATTTTACCATCATTTTCAACTGGAATATATGATATTTGATTTTCTTCGACTGATCTGATGAAATTTGCTTGTTTTCCAATTTGCGTATCATTTGTATCTTTGATTAATTTAATCCTAGAATTTGCAGGAATATTTTCTAAATCAAATGATTTTTTTATCACATCTTCAATTTTTTTAGATACGATTTTATTATCACCCTTGTCTATTTTTATAGTATCATTTTGTGCAAGTGTGCAAAAATAATTTAACCTACCACCACTTCCTGATATGGTGCTAATGGGAATGGTAAACTCGTTTCCATTTACATATGTTATTTTGTGAATACCTAATACATTTTCATCATCACCACTAACCAAATCATATATCTCAATAGAATCACCAGTTGATAATTTGTGATTTGTACTAGTTATTTTACATGTAGATGCACCAGAATATGCAACATTTAATTTGTAAGTTTCTGGATCTAATTCATAATTAATTTTTGCAGTAACAGAATCAATAAATTTTACAGTTGCAGTAAATGGATTGGAAGATTCAGTCAATGTTTTTTTAATCTTATCATCAACCTCAATTTCTCCTCTTGTTTTGCCCGAAGGTAATGATGAATCTTCAGATGAAATATCAAATCCAGAATAATAGTCATTAGTTGTTATGATACTTCTAGAATTATCTGTGACAAATCCTCGTCCAACACTAAATGACATTCTACTTCCCAAGTAATCTTGAGCCTCTAAATCATTGAGTAAAAAATAATAAGTTGTATTGGAAGATAAATTAGAAGTTGGCGTAATTTCAAACGATCTATCATCATTGGAAATAGGAGATGTTGTAAAGTGTACTAAATCATTAGTTGCTTGAGATGTAGAATCTGATGCTACTAATGCAGTAGGTTTGGATGTATTTTTTAATGATTTTGTATTATTATTGTCTGATGTGTCTCCTTCAGATGTTGAAACTACATGAGTTAATCTAACTGTTCCTTTAATATTTTTTTTATTATCTGCTAAAGTTTCATCATTAGTATTAACACTTATTGTGTCGGGATTGGTATTACTTGAAAAAGTAACAATGAAAGAAGAATTTGGGCTAACAAATATTACATTATTAGCAAGATCTAAATCAGAATAATAATTAACTCCTGCTATTCCTGATGTTCCGGAATAAGAAAAATTTTCTTCTTTATCATTAATTGTTATTTTTCCTGTTCTATTATACGCCATTATCGAACTCTACATCTGAAATGGTTGTAGGTAATACATCAAAACCGGCGGTGAGCGTTTCATCCATAATCAATCGTTCAAATGATGTTAAATTTTTCACTCTTAATCTATATTGAGAAGATTGACCAATCGTTGATGGAAGGGGTGAACTCGGTGTAAAATCTAAATTAATTGTATAATCTATTTTCAATTCATCACCAGAATTTATTTGTATAGATTCTTCAGACGATGATGGTATACTAGAAAGTCTAAAAAAACCATTATTATCTGAAACATCATTACCTAAAAACAATGAAACATCATCTTCTGAAGAATTAAAAATTGCACCATCAGCAGGTTTATCAGTTGTTATTTTTATACCGCTTACATTAATTTGAGGTGAATAGTTTATTTGTCTACTTTGAGCCTCATTAAAATTATTTTTTTCAAAAGCATTGTATTTAATAGAATTATTTTTTATTACTAGTCTAATAAGTGTATCTGATTTTGCATCAGCGGATCCAACATCTACAAAATTTCCATCTATGTCTTGAATTTGTACTTTTTCTAGTTTTGGTTCTAAATCCTTGACTAAATTTGATTCTTTTCCTTGAGCGAATGATAATAAATTTTCACCATAAGATTCAACTACACCTAACAACTTAGAAAACTGTTCATACAATTCTTTATCTCTATCTTGAGCGTATAAAACTAGACCACCAGAATATTTCAAAGAGTCCAATTCGTTAATAGAAACTATTTGAGGCTCCACTTCATCTTTATCTTTCGTTTTAACTGTTGGCTTCAATCTTTGAATTTCAAAAGTCTCAGTCAAACCAGTTGTAGGATTTTTTTGTGTTTTTGTTTCTGTTACAGTTTCTAAAATAATTTCAGGAAATGGATTTGGATTAGTTATTTTAAATTGTGCAGATTTTAGTTTTTTCTCAAAATCTTTTACACCTCCAGTGCCATCTAAATGTAAATGATATAATCCAACTGCATTAAAACCTGATGCCAAAAATTTTAAAAATCTTTGTATACGTTTATTTAAATCATCTATTTCTTCAATGATTTTATCTAATAAATTAATTAATCCCTCTAATATTTTTGAACTACTTTCAACATAACTTTTTACACCTTCTACAAAATCTATAATTGAATCAATCATTTCGCCATAATCTGGAAATATATCTTGTATTCTTAAAAAATTCCAATTAGGCAATTCACCATTGTCAGACGTAAAAACATTAAAAGTAGATAAATTTGTATCGAATGTAGTAACACCTGAAGGTGGATTGATGAAAGGTGCCAGACCGTCTGTACTAAATTGATTTTTATCAGACAATCTTCCCAATACAATATTGATTGGACTCATTTTTTCAGTAAATATTTTTTTAGGATTTTTTTCATTTTTTATAAATAGATCATCCTTTAAAGTTACATTACTTATAGATTTACCACCTATAGTAATATCTGCTACGTGATAACTTATTCCAAAATCGGGCAAAAGTTCAAATAATTTACCGTAATTAATATCAGGATATTTTTCATTTTTCAAAACCTTATCATATAAATCGCCTGTGCTATTGACATCCCAAAAATTTTTCAAAAAAGGATTTCTAATAATTGAACCAATTTTCATTTTTTGTACAAACTCAATCATTTCACTCTGAAACTCTTTATCATCCAAAATGGTATTATCGGTATACGAATCTAAACCACCTGCCCTAAATTTAGACATTGCTTTTGATTCCGAAAGAGGCAAAACATTTTTTAATACAACATCACCTTGTTGTATGTCGGCTGTAAATGTTAAATTTTTTCTTTGTACTAATGTTGGTTTCAAATTATTTTCTGGAAAAAAACAAGGAACACTAGATAAATTTGAATTTTCAGTATCAGACTTTCCTAATCTTCTAATAATTCCTGTGCTTTTTACGGATCCATTGATAAATGAAGTTGGTTTATATTCTCCACTAATATTTCTAATTTTTATTCTATTAGATAAAACTTGAGCATCTTTAATAATAATTGGTTGATGTTCTACAACTTCTGCTTTAAAATTCACAAGTGATGTATCACCTTGAACTACGATATCACCTGGAGAAAACATAGGAATATCAACATTTCCCGTTTTATATTCACCATCTTTTATAAGTCTCTCATCAGCATCATTAATGAAAAAACTACTTTTTAATATTGCTGGTTTACCTAAATCGATTTCAACATCTTTAGTTGTTTCGGATTCTCTCAAATATCCTTGAAGAGCCTCATTTTCTAATAAACCACCAAAATAATCCATGATATTATTTAAAACGTCAGTTAGTCCAGTAAATGAAGGAAATGCAAATATATAAACATCAGCAATATAACTTCCTGTTCCATAAGGTTTCATTTGATCATTTTGATCTTTTAATGAATCAACAATTTTTTCAACTACTTGACTAGGTGTTAACTCTCTTTTTGATGGAAATGTATCATATATTCCTAATGCTATTTTTGTGGCTTCTGGGAATTCTGATCTCCATGTTTCAGGAAAAGTATAGTCCATTACGCCGCTTAATGCACTTAATATAGTTTCTCTTGTCTTTGGTGATAAGTTAGTATTTTCTGGTTTTGCTCTGATTTGATCTACACTAGGAACTCTTACCGTATTATTTTCACTGTCATTTTCAAAAGTAAAAAACTCACCAGTTTCAGCATCAAAGCGTATATTATCAGGATTAGATCTAGAAACAGCCGATGCTAATGATAGTAAACCTTTTTGCAATTTGCTAGGATCAACGCCTCTCGGCAATGTTCCGCATTCCCAAGGCCAAACAGTTAAAAAACCAGCACCAATATTTTTAGCATCTTCAAGTTGAGCAATTAAACTATTTAAGAGAGGAATTAAAGCACTAGCAAGTGGGTCATTTAATGCTTCTAAAAAAATTTTAGTTTGTTTGAAAAATACGGATAAACTTGTGGCTATGCCTGAAACATTTACACCTAATTGTTTAGTTGCATTGACAAAAGATTCAATGGCTGGATTATTAACCAAATATAATTTATCATTTTGTTCAAAATATATTTGATCAGCCATTTTTTTCTTTTATAGAATTTAAAATTTTTGTGTATTCATCTTTTTTATTTTGAAAAATTTTAATTAAATCATTATTAAAATTCATTGTTTTTTCCAATAGATCTATCATAGATTGATTACGCATTGTAGTTTCTTCAAAAACTATTTTATCATCTTTTTTCTTCATTTTAATAATGTTCCGATTTTTGTTTTTAGTGCTTCAAATTCAGGTTTATTGATTGGCATACCACTAGGACCGACACCTGTTGGAACCGTTAAATTACCTATTGCAGTTATTAATTCATCAAAAACTTTTTTCAATGAAACTACTCCAACCTGAATATTTATTCCATCTTTTTCGATTTTAATTTTACCTGTTAATGATCTCAGTAAAATAGAATCAGCATCATCAAATGAAACGCCCCCTAAAGATTTAGAATTAAAGGATCCAGCAGGTAATAATAAATTAAAATCACCCGCTAAAGATTTTAAATCAAATCCTTTTCTGTCATAAGCCATAGAAGTTGCTCTAATAGTGTCTGTTCCACAAAATAATTCTATACCATCAGTCAAAGCATTAGTTGCTTGAATTTGTATATTTCCTGTTACGGTTTGTATTTTTTTACTCGTTGTTAATGGCAATCCCTCTACAACTTCAGTTGAAGATAATGTAGATTTCATTAATGTGTCTTTAGAACTTGCTAAATTTAAAGTTCCTTGTGTATTTACTTCTACTGCATTAGTATCCACTTTGAAATCATTTGAACCATTAAATGCGAAAGATTTTGATTTAATTTCTGTACTTGTTGCATCATCAATCTTAAAATTTGAACCAGATATGGTTAAATCACGATTTTCTGTTGAATTAGTTTTTTTATTAATAATTTCAACTTCACTTCCTTTTAAAATAATTTTACCGCCACCTTTTGCTTCTAATCTTATATTTCCACTTTCAGAAACAACATTTAAATCACCACCTTTTCCTATTTTGATATTTGAATCATGTCCACCTCTAGAATTCATAAAAAGATTATATGATCCGCCTATAACTTGATCATAGTTTCCCAAAATTTGAGATTTAAAATTAGAATCTACATATAAATGTTTTTCTGAAACAATATTTTCAATATTATTTCCTAATACGTCAAATTCTAAATAAGAAGTTGATCTATGCATTAATCTAATTTTTTCATTTTGAGGTGTGTCATTCATTTCAAATAAATGTCCACTTTCTGAATAGGTAACATGATTAAAAGGATATTCTGACTCAAAACTTGTTAGGGGTATTCCAAATTCTGAACCAGATGCTGATAATATTGATGAATGAATTGACTTTGAACTAGATCTCAAATTTTCAGTAATTCTATGTGTATTTACTGTATATTGAGCATAAGGATCAAAAGTTGCTTCATCTGGTTTTTCAGGAAGTTTAATCTTACCGGTTGCTAAAAAGTTAGTAGATGGTAATGTAAAAATTAATGATTGTCCACCATTATCATAAAACATTCTATTTTCATCTGGATTAGGTGAAAAAATTTGAAAATAAGATGCATCTTCATCTTCTTCGTTATTTAAATTTAATTTAGAAAATTTTGCTAAAACTTTTTGATTATCATCATCTATTTCATAAGTTAATTTATACTCATTATCTGCATATGAATTTTGACCAGTGAAAACATAAGTATTTCCCGTTCTTTCAGGAAATTTATTATGATCGATTATTTGTGCAGGTGTGCCATTTTTAAATCTCTCAATAAATAATGGAGGATATGGACTATTTTTTCTTTGTTCTAGTGTTCTAGGATCAAAAAATCCTCTTTCTGAATTAGCAATCGTTATAGGTATTCCTCCACATGTTCCAATCACTACAGGTTCTTGACCTTGTTTACCATCTCTAAAAAATCCAAAAACGTGAGTTCCTTCAACTGGACCAGTAGGAGTAATTCCTATACCCGAAATTGCGGCAGATGTTATAGGTTGAATAACTTGTGCCCATGGTAAATCTTCTGTTGGTATGTCTTCTTTATCGTCTGTATGAAACCCTATACATCTAACTTTAACCCGTCCTAAGTATAGTGGATCTTTTCTATCTTCGACAACACCATACCACCAGATAAAATTATGTCCCATGAAATCTTGTTCATCTAATTTATCTAAAAGATGACTAAAATTTTCCATTATTCGTCTCCTATTTCATTTTCCCAAAAATTTTCATCTTCTTCAAGTGATTGTAAAAATTCTTGTGGCGGTTCAACTGTTTCAATGGGAGACAATAAAGAATCTCTTACCAGTTGCATTTCTGTAATATATGAATTGTCCGATGTTACTAAATGTCTAAGATTTGTTATTAAATAATTTCCGCTATAAAATTTATGATCATCATTAAAAAAATATGATGGTAATTTTAACTCTACGACTTCTCCAATAGTTCTATTGTGATCTCCCGAAACCCTTATTTCAACAATGATATTTTTCATCATTCTTTTTTGTGCATAATGTGGAAGTAAATATCTCTCAACTTGTTTATCAAAAGAAGAACAATTGAAACTATTATCTGTCATAACATTTTGTAATGTATTAATGCTTCCTATCTGATTATGCTCAAAATTAGTAGATTGATACTTATAGAAACTATCAGATTCACCATACGCAAAATGATCTCTACTTATAACTGGAAAAGTTTTATCTGATCTCACATGACGAAAATTTTTAAATTCGTCAAGATAATTATATTCATAAAATACTGCTCTTTTATTACCTTTTAATATTTTACTATTTCTTAATGACGTAAGAGAAGGTTTTTCAAATTTATTTGCACCTATTATTTGCGTTACAGGATCATATGTCAAAAGTTTAGAATTATACATACCTGCCGCCAAATTAGACACGGAATCAAAAGTAGAAATAAATTTATATGAGTTTACTATAAATTCACCCGTAGATAACTTCATTCCAGGTGTATTTTGTGGTGCAATAATATATTTTGCTACAGGAACATTTAAATTCACAGTTGAAGGTGCTTGATCAACTGCAACAATACTTTGATTTTCTCTGTCTTCTTGACTTAATTGATTATAATCAGAACCTTTTTCATTTGTAGATTCGACTGATTGTTTATTAAATTCAGTTTGTTCAGTGGTTGTTTGAGGATCTATTAAATCAGCAATAGATTTAAACCAAAATCCAAATTTATTTTCGAAAAAAACGAATGAACCAAAATTAGGTATAATTTTAGATTCTTCCGATAACTCAGCATTTGATGCCACAGAAGATTTTGCAACCTGATTGATAGCAGAAAATGGTCTTACTGAAGGAAAAACAAAATGCATAGGATAAAAAGTTCCGTCAGAGTTACCTATCTTATCAAAAAATAATTTTTTGGGACTGCTTGAAGATACTAGATATCTTTCATATATTTCTGAAACAATTTCACTCGATCTTTTACCCTTAAATGATTTGGATACTTTTCTTTTTAAATTGTTAATAAATTCTTCAGATATAAAATGAAGAATATATGTCTGTTTTCTTTCTACCACCAATTTTTCTGATATTTTATGAATTACAAAAGTACCTTGATATTTTGTTTTTGGCATCAATTTATTATTAAACTCAATTCTAATTCTTTCTTGTCCTATTAAAGGAACTCGTTCTTCAATTCCTGTTGTGTCTATTATACTAATATGACCTTTTACAACATCTTCATCAAACATAGATTCTTCAATCATTAAATTAGCAAAAGAATCAGATGCTAATTCAAATGGAACGTCCTTGTAATTGATTATTTCTATTTTATAATCGCATTGCGTATTTTGTAATTGCTCAGAAGAAGATTCTTGATTTTCAGATAAAATATCATTCATATTTAACCACCATATACTTTTCGAAATTCACTTAAAACTTGATCAGCATATACATCTTCGATTAAAAATATATTTCTTTTCTTTTCTCTTTCGATTATTTCAAAATCAAAATTACTTATTGATTTTCTTTCTGAAGATGAAAGTGAATCAAAAGTAATTTTATCAATCACAACCGTTTTTTCTAAAATTTTTGGTGTGTCTGCGGTGGCCGGTATTTCATCTCTTAAAATTTGTTCATAATGATGTATTGTATTTTGAGCATTATCGATTGATGTATATTTAGATATAATATCGTTTTGAAACGCTTTTCCAAATTTGGGCCATTCGAATAAAGGGTCATTTATACCATTTACCAAATAAATCAACCATGTATAAATTACTGAACCATAATAATCATAAGAGATTGATTCGGCAGTTTCATTTTCTTTAATTTTATAAGGATAATAGGCTAAAACATTTCGTAATATTTTATTTGAAAAATCAACACGATTTGTTATATTAACACATCTTGTAGATCTTATCGGTTTAGATTTATCCATGTTATAAAACATGGTATTAAAATTTGAAAAATATTCTGACATTAATATCCACTTTCTACTAATTGACGATTAAGGGCAAAGTTTTCTTTAAAAGATAACTGTAAATTTATTCCAGTTGGTGCCCCATTTTCAGAAAAATAGTTTTGGTTATATTTTACTTTTAAAGATTCTAAAACAGATTGACCGATTTTGTACAAATATGGATTTCCTGTATTTTCACCTGAAGTATCATAAAAAGTAATTGTATAAACATTAGGATAATCAAAAAATAATGAATTCATACCATTAGAAACATCATAAGTTTTTTGCTTTTGTGCTGGAGATGGTTCAGGTTGCAATGGACTACTTTTTAAATGATCAGAATCAATAGTATCATCTTCTTTTGTTTTGTAGTTAAATGTTATTTGATCAGATCCATTAAATTTTTTCAAACTTGGTAACATCCCTAATTTTAAACTTTTTATAATTGACTGAATATTTTGAGATTCTTGTGCATTTTTGGGATAAAATTCAAATGTAAAATTATGTTGTCTTAATTTTTTTATACCCGTAAAAATAAGAGATGCGAATCTATTTCTTGTTTTTTTCATCGATATAGATGCTATTTGTTCTCCAGATGTTTTTCCAGGAGATGCTAAAGATGCTAAACCCCCGATTGCACTTAAAACATTTTGTTTTAAAAATTGAACTCCTTGATTTTGACTTGCTAAACCATTGTTCGCTAAATCTTTACCAACACCAACAATCTGATCAATACCCTGATTGGCTAATCTATTGGGAACGTCTGAAACATTTCTATAAAAATCTAATGTGTCACTAGCAGTTGCATCAGATTGTCTAAATTGATCGAATGACGTAGACAAATCTTCAGTAAATTCTTGAACATTTTGCGAAAAAACTTCTCCAAAAAATCCTATATCCACTTCATCATGCTCTGCTTGATAACTTGTTTTGATTGCTCCTGGAGGAAGATATAAGGCAAAACTTCTTACTAATGAATATAAACCATTCTCACCAGATGCTCCTATAAACTCATTAAAATTTGTTAATCCATCTTTAACTTCTCTGTTAATAATCGGATCATCATTTCTTTTAGGTTTATTAAATTTCAATTCCTTTATTAACATAAAATGACTGACACCTTCTTGTGCAACTTCAGTAGGATATCTAAAATTTCTTTGTGATTGACCCAATCTATTTAATTTTTGTTCAGGATCCATTAATTTGTTCCTCTGTAATCTTCTTCACATCTTTCTTTCGTATAGACGGTTGTTTCTTTTAATGCAACTGTAAAATTAACAGTAAATGGTGCATGATTACCTTGTTGATCTGCTTCAAAAAATGTTGGATTTATTGTACCCTCAGAATATTCCACTTCGAAATTTGTAATGACTGCATTTCTAATTTTAACCATATTATTCAAAGTATCAATAGTCCCATAATTATTCGTTGTAGGAAAAAAATCAACATCTAATCTATCCGGTATTTTTTGTATTCCTGTATCTGGACCAGGTATTTCTTTATTTTCTGGGTTTTCTTTCAAGATACTTTCAGGCATCATCGATCTTTTAAATTGAGAAATGATATCTCTGATAGATTCAGATTCTTCAGAACGAGTAGGATTTAATTTAAACGAAAATGAAAATTCTCTAAAACCAATACTATCAAATGCATTCGTTAAGTAATTATTCTGTACTGTTCCTAATCCCTTAGTGATAGAATTTCTAAGACCAGGTGAAGATTTTAATGCCATGTCCGATAATACTCTTGAAAATGTCTCTGTATTATATGATCTAATACCTGACAATAAAGCATCGGTGATTCCATTAAGATTTGACATATCATTTGCACCAACACCTCCAACCAATCCTGCACCAACAACTCCTAATTCTGATTGTGCATATTTTACGTTTAATCCTTCATTAACCTCAGGCATTGGTAAAGCAATGAAGCCTTTTAATTGAAATTTTTTAGAATCTCTTTCTTTAAATTTAAATATACAAAATTTCTTAGACTCGGGTTGATCCGCACTAGATCCTAAATTGAAAGGGAATTTATGCATAAAACCCTGTCTAACATTTGCTATTTGTTGTAATTTTCTTTCTGCTTGTGACATATTTCAACTCCTATACATATATTTATTATGTCATACAAGGGAAAATATAGGGTAAAAAAGTTAGAAAAGTATAAAGGAGATCCAACAAAAGTAACATATCGTTCATTATGGGAAAGAAAATTTATGAATTATTGCGAAGAAAATCCCAGTATAATAGAATGGTCCAGTGAAGAAGTTGTGATACCTTATAGATCTCCAATAGATAAAAGAATTCATCGTTACTTTCCTGATTTTTGGATTAAAGTAAAAAAAGGAAGTGGTAAGACTGAATGTATATTAATAGAAATAAAACCAAAAAAACAAACTGCACCACCAAAAAAACCTAAAAAAGTTACAAAAAAATTTATCAGTGAGGTTTACACTTATTCAAAAAATGAAGCAAAATGGAAAGCGGCAAAAGAATATTGTGAAGACAGAAAATGGAAATTTGAAATCATTACTGAAGATCATCTTTTCTAACTAAATATAATATGGCAGAAAGAGATCAAACTTTTTTAGATAAACTTAAAAATGCTCTCAGAAGAGGTAGAGGCGAACCAAGCACTAGAAATGCTTCTCAATGGTTTCGTAGAAAAGTCGGTGCCTTGAGATCAGAATTGAGAGGAAGATTTAGTGAAGTAGATACAGCGGAAGAATTTTATTCCACTGCTAAAAAATCAGGACGTAATACAATTACTCCTGGTAAAATGGCGGCATATTTTTATGATCCTAAAACAAAACAAAAATTAAAATATTACGATAGATTTCCATTGATAATGTGTGTAAAAATGTATAGTAATGGTTTTCTAGGATTAAATTTTCATTATCTTCCTCCTTTGCTTAGAGCAAGATTAATGGATGCGATTGACAGATCTAAATCAATAAATTATGAAGCACTAGCAAGAATCAAAGAAGTTAAACCAACTGTTAAAAGATATTTGTATAAACATATTACGTCAAAAGTAGTAATTGTTGATGATGATGAAAAAGAAATTGCATTATTTTTACCAACTGAAAGATTCAAAAAAGAAGATAAACTTATCGTATGGGGCGATAGTAGGAGAATGATTTAATGCCTTTAAACATAGAAGAATTTAAAAGAAGATTAGATACAAATTTAGGTCCAACACCCGTAAATAGATTTGAAGTACGTTTTGATGCACCGCCATTATCAGTACCTAGAGATTTGAGTTTTTTTGTTGAACAAGCAGAATTACCTGGAAGAAGTTTGGCAACTCAAGATACAAAAATTTATGGTCCTGTTCGTAAAATTCCATATGCATCAATTTATGTCGAAACAACTTTGACATTTATTTGTACTAATAGAGGTATGCAAGAAAAAAGATTTTTTGATGGATGGCAAGAAATTATCAATCCTTCGGATTCACATGATGTATCATATTATAACGATGTTGTTTGTGATATGAGAGTTACAGTATTTGATGATTTTAACAATAAACAGTATATAGTTAATTTTAATGAAGTTTTTCCATTAAATGTAGGTGTAATCAATCTTGCTCAAAATCAAAATAGTGATTATGCAAGATTACCTGTTACATTTGCATATAGAAATTGGAATATTGGTGAAGATGATTCAGTGACTAGTTCTGATTTGGCCTCAGTTGGGTCAGGTCCAGAATTATTAACATAATATTTATAATTTGTGACACAGGCTAAAAGGAAATAATGGGGTTACCTAGAGTTGATACTCCTGTACATGAAATGACTCTAACTTCGAATAACCAAAAAATAAAATTTAGACCTTTTTTAGTTAAAGAAGAAAAGTTATTACTCATGGCATTAGAGAGTAAAAATGAAAGAGAAATGGTTTTAACTATGAAACAAATCATAGAAAACTGTTTGTTATCTGATATAAATGTTGATACTTTACCGATGTTTGATGTGCAACATATTTTTTTACAATTAAGAGCAAAATCTGTAGGAGAAATTGTTGAAGTTACATTAAGACATCCGAACGGTAAAAACAAAAAAGAACAAGAATGTGACGGAAGCGAAAAAATTAAGATTGATATATCAAAAATTTCTCCTAAATCCGATAATACGCATAATGTTCAAATAAAAATTAATGATAAGATTGGATTACAGATGAAATATCCTACCATGGAAATTTACAATGAAATGTCAAATTTATATGATATAGGATCATCTGAAAACACTATCGAATCAATTTTTGACATTATTGTAAACTCAATCGATTACATTTATCAGGATGAAGAAATTTTTTATGCTCGTGAACATTCGAAACAAGAAATGCATGATTTTTTAAATAGTTTAAATTCTGATCAATTTGAAAATGTCAGAAACTTTTTTAAAACTATGCCTAATTTAACATATACACATAGTTTCAAATGCTCAAAATGTAATACAGAGGAAGAATTGTTGCTAGAAGGAATTGAAGATTTTTTTTCATAAGCCTGTGTCACAATAGTTTGGTCAATTATTATACGACCAACTTCAATTTAATGCAACATCATAAATATAGTTTGACGGAGTTAGATACTATGATACCATTTGAAAAAGACATTTATGTACAAATGTTAATAGATCATATAAAAGAAGAAAACGAAAAATTACAACAAGAAAAGAACAATCATGGCCGTTAAAAAAATAAAACAATCTCAATTTAAAAGTTTAGTTGATGGTCTACAAGAGATGAATTCTGCGATGTCTTCGGACCTTGGAAAAAAGATAGATACATCAAATAAATTATTAGGTGACATTAAAGGTCATTTAATTAAATCTGACAGGAAAAAACAAAGAACTGATAGGGAAAATGAATTAGAGAAAAAAGATAAAAAAAATCTTTTAAATTTACCCAAAACAGGTTCTTTAGATTTGCCTAGCGGCGGATTGTTTGGTTTTTTATCAAAAATGTTGTTAGGACCTGGGGGTCTTCCTGGTTTCATGCCAAGAAGTTTTGGTTTAAAAGGCATGGCCACATTAGGAAGAGGAGTTGCGGCTCTATTCTTAGGGCCATCGTTTTTAAAAGCATTAGAATCATCTTTTAAAGAAAAAGATTTTACGTCTGGTGCATCAAAATTTTTCGATGAATTTTTAGGTAAAGAAGATTTTTTAGGAAAACTTGGTAAAGGAGCAATATTAGGATTTGCCGTTGGTGGCATAAAAGGAATAATTCCCGGTGCAATGTTAGCAGGTGCATTTGGACTTTTTTCTTCATTGTTTGGTGATGAGGCTGGCGAAGGTTCAATAAAAAATGCATTTACTAGAAAATATACTGATCTTGAAAAAATGGGTTTGGGATTAATCGGTGGAGCCGCATTAGGTGCAAGATTCGGTTTTGGTGCTTTTGGCATCAAAGGATTAGTTCCAGGTGCTTTAATCGGAGGTGCATTGGGCGCTATTACAGGTTATTTTATTGGTGATGATAAAGAACTAAAACTTGGAGATGTTGTTGCCATGGTATTAGGAGGTGCATTGGGAACAAGTTTAGCAATATGGGCAGGGTTTAAAACTGGAGCCGCATTAGGTGCATTAGGTGGACCAGTAGGAATAATAGCAGGTGCTTTAATTGGAGCGGCATTAGGATTAGCAGTTAAATCTATTTTAGGAACCGAATCGGAAGCAGAAAAATCTGCTAAAAAAGTTGCTCAATCAGCAGTTGAAAAATCAAATATTACGCAACAAGCAAGAGCAGGAAAAATTAGTGAATCTGACGCCAATCAACAAATTAGTCAATTAGATAAAATGCAAAAAGAAGAAACAAAAAAACTCATAAAAGAAGTAGGTCCAATTAATACTCAAAACGCACCTCTATTAGCAGGAAAAGCCACTGCTCTTGCTGGTGGTGATCAATCAGTAATCCAAGATGCAGTCAACACGGCTAATGATGAACTTACAAGAAAAGCATTGGGGAGTGTAAATAAAGTTTTTGGAACAAATGCAAAAACACTAGGAGATTTAGAAAGACTTTTTAGATTCGATGAAGGAATGTTTTTCGATACATATCATACCAAAAAAGAAATGACCGGCAAAAGTTTAATGACAGGTAAATCAACAACATACGAAAAAGACACAAATGTTGTTGATATTTTAAGTGATGTTTTGGGTGGAATTACTGCTAATGAAGTGAACAAACATTCTTTTGCCAGATTGCTTTTTCTAAAAAGAAGTTATCAACAAGATTTAATTGATAAAGATGTAGGTTTAAGAGTTGGTGGTGTTACTACTCAAAGAGGATTATTTCAATTACATCCTAATGAAGCAGTTATACCATTAGATAGAATGGGAGATGCAATTGGCGTAAAATTAGCAAAAGCAATTGTGCAAAACGATTTATTAAAAACTCCTCAAATGGGTGGAGGCGGATCATTTGTAACATCTGCTAATTATTACAATAACCAAAGTAGTGCAATCGTTCAAAGTACACAAGAAGTATTGCCATTTTCAAGTCCTACTGTTTCTTATGGGAAATCATTAGGAATTTAGCGGTGCCACAAAGACACCGCTATTGTGATTTAGTTATCTTCTGCTAATTTTGCAAAATAGGATAAATCTTCATCCTCATCATCACCGCCAGCATATGCTGGTTCTTTCTTAACAGAAAAATCTTCTTCAGCAGTTGTTTGTTTTGGTTCTGAACGAACAACTGGCTCATTCATTGGAGGAGTATCTAATGCAAGAACTGCATCGAGTCTTGCTTTCAACTCATCATAAGTTTTAAACTGTTCTTCGTTTGAAAACTCTGATAAAGGATGTTGTGAATTCCAAACTTTTTCAAGTTCTTCTTCATTCTCAAGAAGTTGGGAACCAGAATCGAATTCACTCTTATCATAGTTTTGATAACCTTCAACTTTGCGAATCTTCAATTTGAAGTTTGCGCCTTCCCAAAGATCAAAAGGATTCACTGGAGATTCATCCTCGAATTCTGGATTCATAAGATCATTGATTTTATTGAAGATCTTCTTTCCATATTTGTACAGAAAGACTTTACCTTCATTCTGTGGATTTTTTGGATCTGACACAACATAAATGTTACTGATATATGTCAGACGGCGTTTCTGTTTACGAGCAACTTCTTTGTTTGCTTCAATACCAGAATTCCAGAGTTGGGAATTATACTCTGATACTGGATCTTTCTTACCCAGAGTTGTCAGAGAATTTTCAATGTACCATAGTCCAGTTGGACCTTGAAAACCATGATTAAAAACTCTTGCCCAAGGAATATCTTCACCATCGACTGGTGGAAGAAATCGAATGACCGCATAGCCATTACCAGATTTATCTACTTCTGGTTTCCAGAATCGATCATCGATATAACTTTTAGATTCTTGGGGAGTGTCTATTTTTTCGATCTCCTTATGAAGTTTTTCCATGAAGGAGTTTCGTGATTTTTTAAGTGCAGATAGTGTCGCCATATTATCCTTTCGTATTCGGAATATTCGTTGTATTAATTTTGTCTCGTAGTATTTTACGAAATTTCGTCTTATCCACCTCCAAAAATGGAGTATATTTCATAACTTTATTTTTAAATTCGGGCCAGATAATTTTTTCTTTTATCTTTTTATCCCAATCAGGAACAAAGTTAAGAATTATATTAAGTATGGAAAAAGTTTCCATACAAATATATTTAGCAATTGTTTGTTTTAGCAAAATAGGATGTTGTCCTTCAATAACTTTAAACCAATTATCAAAATTATCTTTGTCTAACATTTTTTCAATATCATTGCTAAAAATGTAACTCATGCTTTGCATTCTTTTTTGCCATTCTTTATATTTAAATTCTGCTTGTGAATCAAGTGCATCACCTATCCACAAGTTTTCATTCTCAATAAAATTAGCAACAAAGAATTTTGAAATCTCATCATCTTTATAATCTTTCGACAATTTCACAAAAAATAATTGATCATTGCGTTTCTTAAAAGTATCCAATGAGATTTTTCTTTTCCGATGCTTAAAGTAATCATACTTATTTGCATGGAAATGTGTCTTGATTGCTACATATTCTTTATAACAATCAAAGGGATCCATCTTTATCATAATCCAGGTATTGTAGCAGTTTTTGGAAGAAAATGCAAGTTTATTGCCTCCTCTCTAATTTTATTCTTTAAAAATCCTTGAACTAATTTACCTACTGTTTCTGGTTCCATATTATTTTCTGCACAATAATAAACAAGTGCATCGATATATGTCATTTTTTTATCATTTACGATTTTCTCAATAATTTCTGTAAATTCTTGAGGTTTTATAGTTTTAAGCATATTATATTTATTTTTCAAATGGATTAGGTAATTCATCGATGATTTTATCTATTCTTTCATATATCATTTCAGGTGTTATTGATTTAGTACATTCAAACATTCTTGGTGTATCTTTATGATCTGGGCACCATAACCAATCTCCAGCATCAAATTGATGACGATTATAACATCCGTTACATACGGAATCAACAAATACACGTTCACAATTTTCAAATTCAGAATAAGGTTTACTAAATCCTGAAATTAAAATTACTTTTTTTCCTAATGCCCATGCAAGCCACGATAGTCCAGATCCTAATCCTATATGAAAATGTGAATTCCACATAGTTCCAACCGTATTTTCTAACTTTCTTTCATGTCTTTTTATAGCATTGTTTGGAGTTGTGTTCATATGTTTTTCTATACCATACACTTCATGTTTATCTACACAAACAACATCAAAACCTTTATTTTTTATATAATCAACCACATTGTCCCATCCTCCAGGATAATTCCAATATTTTGCTTGTGCAGTGCTTTGAGTTGATATTGTCACATAAGGCTTACTAAATGCTCTTTCTTGATAATCTTTATAAACAACGACATTTGGTTGGATTTCCTTAAAATCTTTCAGTCCAAGAATACCAGCACATGTTTCTTGTAGTGAAACTTCTTTTCTATCATAAGGAGAATATTCTCCTTTTTCAAGCCATGCTATTCTGTATTGAAAATCAAAATCGTCATAACCAGTATTAGGTTCAACAAATTCTATTTGATCATACCAAAAATTAAATCCTAATTCTTTTGTTAAAAATGTACTACAGATAACTTTACATTTATGTTTTTTCCTAAACTCTTCCACAACTGGTAACCATGCTAATGTATCACCAATAGATTTTGAATCAAACCAAACATAAACTCTTTTATCTTCGTATTTTATTTTTTTATTTAATAATTGCTCATGTGTTTCTTTATCAAATATTAAAATTCTCCAGTTAACAAAGTATTTTATATTACAACCACACCAACTATTATTTTGTATTTCTGCTGAATACAATACTTCGCCAGTATCATCATCTATAAAACTTACATCATATTTTTTATTTTGAGAACCTATGATTTCGACTTTTGGAAATTCTTTAAAATCGACATTAATACTGTTGTCGATTATTTCACCAGCAAATGTTATCATTTTGTTCGTATCCCTTTCATAATTTTCTACTAGACGTTCTTTCATGTTTATCGGAAAATCAATTTTCATTTCTTTAGCCCGATAATATAAATCTTCCATTTTATTGAACATAATTTCCCAATCCCTGGAAAGTGCAAAATTTCTGGCATCACTTGAATAATATTCATAATTATTCATTAATTCTATAACACCATCTTTTATTGAATTGATATCCCTTTCACATTTATAAAAACCTGGAACTTCTATGTTATCATGCATTACTCCTACACATGGTAATCCACAACTCATTGCTTCAAGCACGGCTAAACATGGTTGTCCTGATTCTAAAGAAGATGCATGAATTAAAATGTGATGTTCATTCAAAGCATTTCTAAGATCATTTTTATATAATTCCCCAACTATTTTAATATCATTTTTATGCTTTGTCGCATCATAAATTTCATATGTTAAAAAATTTGCTGGATCTTCTCTTGGTTCTGGACCGACAATTGTTATTGGTAAATTCAAATCATTTGCCACTTCTATTGCAAGATGAAACCCTTTACGATCAAAACCTCCACCGACACAAATAATTTTAAATTGAGATAAATCTTTTTCGACCATAGGATAGAAAAAATTCGTATCTACGCCATGATCAACATGAATTAATTTATCTTTTTGTTCTACGAAAAATTCTTTCATATCAGACGAAGGAATCATTGAAAATAAAGATTTATCTATACAATTAATATTTTCTTTATAATAATGATTGTCTCTACCATTTGCTTTAGCCCATGTATCATGCAATGTAAAAATATAAGGAATATTTCTATCATACATGTCTTTTCCAAAATTACCAGAATGTATATGAATTACATCATAGTATTCAATATCTCTCTGAGTGACATCTCTCAAAAATTTAAAATCCATAATGTGATTTCTACTCTTGCCAATTCTAGAATAGTGATACATTACCTCTTCTAATCCACCGTAACCTTTTGGTGGAACTTCAATAGCAAAACCAAATAAAATTTGTAAAACTTTTAACCTTTCTTTAGTGTCGTAAATTTTCTCTATTTCTTTCTTTTTTTCTTCAATATGTTCTAAAAGTTGAATATTTTGATCAGATTTTTTTTCGTTATTTTGAACGGAGTCAAATTTATTTTTTAAATTTAATATATAATGTCTGTTAAATTGATCATAAAAATAAAATTTAATGCCTTGATTTTCTATAGTCTTTCTAATTGATTCTAAAAAATCTTCACCAGTTCTATTATTTTTTTGTAAATTGACATTATCACAAAAGAAAATTAACTCGGTATTTTCTTTTTTGGATGATTTTATTTTCTCTAATATATAATTTATTTTATCGGAGTCTGTGTCTAAATCAATAAAAATAAAATAATAATCTATTTCATTTAAATATAAATTAAAATTTACATCATGATCAAAAAATAATTTTTTGACTTTATTTTCTTGTTCTGATGTTTGATTATAATTTAAAAAAGATACTTTTTGTGGAACTTGGGACCAATTTAAAGTTGATATATAGACGGATTCGGCAAAGTGATAAATATCGTCAAAATATTTCAAATTTCTTGGATAATCTAAAACAATATTTTTTCTTCTTTTTCTGGCATCTATTGCTAATTGTGCTTCTCCCCTAGCATTCCAATTTCTAAAATTTTCTGAGTCTCCATGTTCTCTAGCAAGATAAACTGTTCTGGGTATAGTTAACCATTTGCCTCTTTCTTCTAACATCAATAACCATTGCCCATCATTAGACGAACAAGCATCACCATCTTTATGCACTGGAAATTTTAAACCAGGTAAATTTCTAAAAATTCTAAGATAACCAAATATTCCACTTCTCCAATACCATAATCTCTCAAAACCTTCTAAAAAAGAATCATTATCTTTAGAAATGTAAACATTATCTTTAAAATTTTCTGTTATGTTTTCATGAGAATTTGGCAAAGATCCATGATATTTGTTTGCATTAAAATGTAATAAGACCGCTTCAGGAAAAGTTTTGAAATAATAATTTATCATATCAAAACAATTTGGTAATAATTTATCATCTGAATCTAAATGACATACTATATCACCAGTTGCATGAATTTGTGGATTCCACCAAATTTCTTTTTTAAACTTTGGATAAACTATTTTTATTCTATTATCTAATGATTGAATCTTATTCAATTTTTGTAATGTTTCATCGGTCGAAAAATCATCTGCTATTATCCATTCCCAATTTTGATAATTTTGTGTTATAACTGAATTTGCTAATTCATCAATATAATTTTCGGCATTATAACAAGATGTAACCAGTGATAGTTTTAGTTCATCTTCAGAATATGTGTATTTTGATCTTTTTATATGATAATCATCATACATTTTAAGATCATTTTTATGCTCTATTGCTTCTTGTTCATAACTATACGTATGAAAATTTCCTTGAGTTGCGGCACCAGGAACACCATGACACCAATCATATAACAAATGATAAATCTTTGGATCATCATATTTTCTAATTCTCTCTGTTCCTTCAAATTCGTTATCTCTAAAACTTTCTCCTGGTATTTGTATCTCTTTGAGAAAAGATTTTTTCCATATTGATGGCTGATGACTCATCAAATAACCAGCATTTTTATTGATTTTTATCAATCGATAATCATTAATAAATAAATCAGTTTCAGTATAATGATCCGGATAGGGTGAAGACATTGAATTTATCCTATGCATTCTTAATACATTAAAATCATTTCTTTCCACAAAACGATAAGCATTTTCAAACAAATTAGAATCTACATTTGTTTTTAACCACATATCTTCTTGTACCCATAACAAATATTCTTCTTCAATTTGATCTAGTGCATTCAATAATCTATCAGTCCACCCATAATCAAATTGTTTCATCCCACCATATCCGGGAAAAGGATTTCCTTGAGTATCAAATTGTCTTTCTTCTTTAATATACTCTTTTTTTGTTTTAAAAGTTTTTAATTGTTTAATTCTATCATCAGAAAAAGAAATTTCATCAGTTTCGTTTACAAAATATACATTCCAATCCAAATCTTTTGGCCAAAATTTTTGAAAAGAATCAAACCAACCATCCCAAAATTTTGAATAATCATCACATGTATGAACAAAATAGCAAATATTATTTTTCACAATATTGCTCCATACCCATCGTTCATATTAGTATCTGGTGTTGTATGCTGGAAATTTGTAATCTCAATATTTTTTTTCATCACATATTCATTTGTTAAATCATATTGTTTAAACAAGACATCATTTTCATAAACACTAACATTTTTAGCATTAACAGGTATTTTAAAAAAACACCAATTGCCTTTATTCAAAGTTTGATTTTTAGTCATTTCGTCAATTATAACTTTTATATTTTTTGAATTTTCACCCGAAGGCTGATAAGAAAAAATGTGGTGATTTTCGGTAGAAGTTCTACACTTATCAATTAAACAAATCCATGGCATATCCTCTGCCTGTCCGAATTGCCCCTTCAAAAAATTTGATTTTAAAATTGTCTCATCTTTTTCTAGATCTAGTAATACATAATCTGTAGAATGCTTATAATGTTCTAAATCAAAAAGTCTTCCGATAATTTCTTCGCCCATTTTAAATTTTGTTGTTCTCATCATTTCAGCAATTTCTATCTCAGATATTTTGTAAATTTCATGAAAACTATTGACATCTACAGACATTATATTTGTTGTTATTTGTAAAGGTCTGGCGTCATTTGGCATTCCCTCCATCCACCATCTTTGATATAAAACTCCTTTTTTATTTTTTTTCAAAATAGTGTTTTCGTTTTCTTTCAATAAAAAATCATTATCTATGCTAACATCATAATCCATGATGTGAATAATTTTTTTATTTAACATTTTAGCATAGTTTGCTCCAGATTTCAGCAATCTATGAACGGCTGGGTATGTATTATATGAACAAAAATCTTTAGATTGAACTGAAAATCTACTAGTATTCAAATATAAATATCCTAACAAATCATAATCATTAAAAATAAAATTATCTTTGTCATAAATCGCATAGTCAACTAATTTTTGTACATCCTTATCTAAAGGACAATGAGTGGTTATAATTATTTCATAACCAAATGATTTTATTTTTTTAATAAGATTAATGCAAAAATCTTTTTTCTCATCATTATTTAAATGTGCATGTATTAAAACCACTGAATCATTGCAATTCATATTCAATATCTCCTTCTTTCAATAATGTAGTGCCATCTTTATGAATTTTATCCAAATAAGATTCACCTGAACATTGTATGGAAATAGGATTTTTTACAATACCTGATTTATTATCGTTAAAAATATTGTTATTATACCATAAATCAAGAGCATCCCATTTCAAAGTATTAAATTTATTCAAATAATAGTCTTTTTGTTTATAAGGAACTAGATAACAATGTGCTTCTGACATTCTCGTAGCAATACCAAAATGTTCAAATTCTTTATACGGCCAATCAGGTATGCGTTTACCGAATGACATATAATTTAAATTATTATACATCATTTCATCATACATGTCAATTATTGTTTTAAAAACTTTTTGTGGAGATTTAATAAAAATAGCATCAGATTCACATATTAAAACTGCATCATAGTCATCATTCATATGTTCTTCAAAAACTCGTTTATGTGCCAAAAAATTACCGTAATGTGGACCAGTTAACTTATAATCGCCAGGTTCTAATTGTACATCATCAGGTCTAGCACAATTTTCTTTTGGTGGAATATCATGATATCTTTGATTAATCGATTGTTCATAAGTCCAATTAGTAAAATCTCTCAAATTGTGTAAATGTTTAATGCTTTGTTTTTCTCTCTCTCCATTTATATCACACAACATATGCACTATTTTTATTTTAGGATATCTTGTTGCTGTTAAAGAACCTAATCCATCTTGATCTATTTTATCACTTTCTAGATGATCTCTATTTACATGATAACCTAACGATATGATTCTCTCTTCAAATTCTTTACATCTTTTATAATGATCTTCTAAAGATCCCGAATTATTAAATTGATGCAATTCTATTGTCAATTTTCTTAGTTTGTATTTAAAAAAATCATCTGATATTTTAGGTAAAATATCCCATTCAGAACCCTCACAATCCATTTTTAAAACATCAACTCTAGATAAATTATTGTTTTTTAAAAAGGTATCCAAAGTCATCATATTGACTTTTTCTTTTTTTGTTTTTCCCATTGAAACATGATTTTCTTCAGAATGATTATAATTAGAATGAAACGAATTTGTTGCACTAGGACCTGTAACTATAAATTCATCTTGTCCATTATTATCAGAAATTGCAAAATTATGTTTTATGATGTCTTCAAAATTTCCTGTGTTCTGACACAATATTTTATAATTATCCATACTTGGTTCAAAAACATGCACTTTTTTTGCACCTTTATTGATGGCATATAAACTAAAAAAACCAAAATGACCACCAACATCTAAAACAATATCATCTTCGGTTATGTTCACATCTTTATAAACTTCTTGAAGAAAAACTTCATAAAAAGTAAACCATGCTGAAGGATCATCTTTAATACCATGAGGTTTAAATGTAATATTTTTAATTGAAAAATCTATATTATTAAAATCAAAACTTTTTTGATATATCAAATTGTGATCATTTATTTTTCCTTCGCCTACATCCAGAGAAGAGAAATAATCATGAGGTACATCAAAAATTTTTACTGTAATACCATTTAAAACATTTTTAGAAGCAAATGTTTGAATAAACATACCTGGAGCCAAAACACTACTTCTTTGAATACATAAGTCAAACTTTGAATCATAAATGCAAATCAATTTATTTTTATTTTTTTCAAAAAATTCATCACTATAATAAATATTGACTTTTGTTTCATCGGAAATGGATATATTAATGTCTTCGCTATCTAAATTTAATTTTTTTAAAATTTTTATTTTGTTAATATCAATATCATTAGTTAAATATTCAACTCTTTTTTCATATTTGTCCTGATAAGAATCAATCCAATGAATTAATGTAGGAATTTTCCAACTCAGTGCTTCTTTTATCACTAAAGGATTAGTTTCTTTATCACCTGAATTCCCTTTAGAAGTAAATAAAAACAAATCCATGCATGAATAAAATTTTTCTGAATCATTTCTTTCACCCCAAATAATACAATTTTCTGGTTTATCATTCATCAAAGGTTCCCAATAATCTTTAAAATTTGGTGCTTGATTTCCAAGAAAATGAAATTGTATTTTATGTTTTTCTAATTTTCTAGCATATTCAAATATTTCTGCTTGGTTTTTTCTAGGTGTAAAGAGACCAACATTTAACACATGTTTATAAGTTGGATCTAAATTTAATGCTTTTAATCCTTCTTCCCTATCTCTTCTTTCATGATCTAAAACGGGATATTCTATTACACATGCAGGAACATTAAGATTACGAAAATTCACAATTTGATTATCGCTACAAAATAAAAACTTATCAGGAATAAATCTTTTTTGATTATAATGTAAAGAAGAATCATGAGATGTTTCAAAAATTTTATATTTTCTATCAGAAACATATATTTTTTTTGTAATTTCATCATCAATATTAAATAATTCGGGCATTTCTTCAAAATGAATGATGTCGGGATCTATTTTTTCTATATGATTTAAAATTTCTGATTTATCTTCACCCAAAGTGATCAAACCGTTTGTTAGTAGATCAATGATTTGATTTTTTTGGACTCTGTAAATACCATAATCATTAAATTCTACAACGAATATGTTATAATGATTTTTTAACAGTTGTATTTTTTTTAATAAATATTGAGGAGCGCCACCAGTAGATAAATGAGGTGTGATATATAATATTTTTTTATTCATAATTCTCCATGATATAATTCTATTTATATCTTTAAATTAAATATAAATAAAATTATAACACAAATGATTAAAATGTCAAAGGAATAAGCATGGCTGTTAGAAGACCAGTATATTGGAATGGGTCTGCATTAAAAAGAATGTCCGATACTGAATTAGAATATCTTGCATATTATGTTAGAAAAATGTATGCCAATGCACTAAGACAGGCTCACACAAATAACTCTAGTAATTGGAGTTTTTTCTTTTTGGGAATACCCAGAGGAATGATACTTCCCTATACGAGTTATTATTCAACAAATACTAATATTGGATCATTTAGCGACACTAGATATGTTGCTCAAGCAACATTTAAAACTGATGATAATAGTGGAGGGGCTGATGGAGCAGATGGAAACGATTTTCCTAGCGATCCTGGTGGAGGATATGTAACTAGGTCTACGACCACATTATATCAAGATAGAAGCAATAGAACTATTAGTGATGATACAAAAAATCGTATGAATTATTTGTATTATGATGACACTAATGATGCCTTACAGGTTCCGAGTCAAGAAGATGATATTTTTGATTCAGTGATTTCTGAATGTTTAACTGAAATGAAAACAGGAGATTTAGTAGGAAGATATAGATTGGCATCAAGTTCACCTGGTTCTGGATGGGTA